CATCGAGCGGGCAAATGGGTTTCATGGTGGTTGGTGGGTGAAGCGCTGATGGCCATCTCCTGGAAGCAGCTGGCCGCCATCCCAGACAGCACCATGAAGCAGCGCATCATCAAGGCGCTGGATGTTGAGGTGCCGCCTGAAGGTATCGCCAAGGACTTTCGGGAGAATGGCCTGCTGATCAGCGTTGTCGAAGGTGGCTTCACGCTGCTCGACATCAAGCACCATGACCCGGTCCTTGCTCGCACCTGCACCCCATACGCCACCGCCCGCGAAGTGGTGATCGCCTGCCGCTGGCCTGATGGCACCCCCACCGGCAATGCCATCAGGGAATGGCTGGGCCACTACGGCTACACCAGGCCTGGCAAGAAGGCCTCAGCAGTTCCTGCTGCTGTCGTCGCCACAGGCTTTGGCCCCGAATGCCATGAGGGCCTCGATGCCACTGATCCGAACTATCAGACCCGGGTGATCCTGTGACCCTGTTCGTCGTTGAAGGCCTGAGCCCAGCACCGCAGGGATCAAAGCGTCACGTGGGTGGTGGTCGCATGATCGAGAGCAGCGCCAAGGTCAAGCCCTGGAGAGAAGCCGTCCGCCAGGGCGCCCTAGCCACCGGCGCACCCATGACCGATCTGCCGGTGTTCGTTGGCCTGACCTTCCGCTTCACCAGGCCCAAAGGCCACCACAACAGCAAGGGTGAGCTCAAGCCGTCAGCACCCAGTCAGCACAGCACCAGGCCTGACATCGACAAGCTGGCACGCTCCACCCTGGATGGCCTTACCGGTGTGCTGTTCAGTGATGACAGCCAGGTGGCCGGCATGACCTGCTTCAAGGAGTACGCCAGCCATGGCCAGCGTGAGGGCGCCACGATCGATGTTCGGATCATGGGATGAGCAGCCCGCTGACCATGCACTGCACCATGACCCCCTATTGGGTCACGACCGCACCAGACCGCACCCGCACCCAGGACGTGCGCCTCATGGCCCGGTCGGCCTGGGCGGCGTGGTGGCTCCACAGGCGTCTGCATCCTGGGGTGGAGATCACGATGGTTCGGGAGGTTGGGTGATGAACATCAACGTCAGCATCGACAGCAAGGATCTGAATAAGGCCGCTTTGTGGCTTGCCACGATCAATGGCCAGATGCCTTACGCCACATCCCGTGCGCTCAACGATGCGGCCAAGGAAGCAGTCAAGGATCTCAACGCGTCAACCTCGACCTACTTCGACCGTCCAACTAAGTTCACGCAACGCGGCTATGCGGTCACGGGCTACAGCAACAAGAACAACCTCACGGCCACACTGAACCTCAGACCGATCCAGGCCAGCTACCTGGTGCCGTCGGTCAAGGGTGGCATCAGGCCCCAGCGACCATCGGAGCGCAAGCTACAAGGCGTGGCGGCATGGCGGCCAGGCCTTGGTGCCAGCCTGAACAGCAGCGGCAACATCAGCAAGGCGCAGGCGGTCAGAGCGCTCAAGGGTGGGCCGAGCCTCTTCCGCGTTGATGGCGCCAAAGGCAAGCTCAAGCCTGGCATCTACCAGCGGATGGCCAAAGGGAAGATCAAGAACATCCTGAGCTTCAACGCCCTGCCCAACATTCAACGCCGCTGGCCGATTGATCGGATCAGCAGCGCGAGCATCGAGCGGCATCTACCTGCTCGGCTCAACCACTGGATAGAGCAGGCGATCAAGCCAAAGTGAGTACAAGACCCCTTGCGGCACGGGGCTTGGGGGTCTCAGGGTCCTCCCAAGGGGTCATGGCCCGAGGGTAAACTCGCGCTCGGTCAATTTTTAGCGGCAGGCCGCCAACCCTCCTAACCATGGCCCCCTTTGTCAGTCGATCCCCGACCCAGTTAGGCGGAAGTTAGGGGATCGTTAGCCTAACTGGACCGACCTAACGATCTGTAGCGAGTGCCAGAGCTTCTCAAGCCTGCGGAGTTTGCTGCCATCAAAGGCGTGAGCAAGCCAACGGTGCATGAAGCCATGAAGGCGCGCATCGCCGCCGCGATCGTTGAGGTCAATGGCCGCCGGCTGCTGAATCGGGATCTGGCGCTGGAGCTCTGGGACGCGAACACCCGCCGCAACAACAACACAAAGACGGGCCTCCCGGCCGATCGCAAAACGGCAGAGCGCAAGACTCGCCAGCTCAATCCAGATCCACCACCACCGGCCAGCCTCCCCACAAACAAGCAGCTCCTGGCGCTGGTGCAGGGGCTGCCAGAGGATCAAGTTCCTGATCTGATCGACAGCCAGCGGCGCAAGGAGCACTACCTCGCTGAGCGCGCCAAAGTCGCGGCACTACGGGAGCGTGAGGAGGTGGTCACAGCGGACCAAGTGAAGGCCGAAGCGTTCGCTCAGGCGCGGGCGGTGCGCGATGCCCTGCTGGGCCTGGCTGATCGACTGGCGCCGATGCTGGCGGCCACCACCGATGCGCGCGAGTGCCACCGGCTGCTGACCGAAGAGCACCGGGTGGCGCTGCGGGGTCTGGCCAATGGCTGATGCAGCAACGGTCTACCGGCAGGCCTTCAGTGATGGCCTGATGCCACCGGCTGCCATGACGGTGAGCGAGTGGGCGGACGCGCATCGGATCCTGAGCGGCAAGGGCTCAGCTGAAAAGGGACCATGGCGCACGGTGCGCACGCCTTACCTGAAGGAGCCGATGGATTGCCTGAGTCCCAGCGATCCAATCCGCCGGGTGGTGCTGATGTTCGGCAGCCAGATGGGCAAGACCGAGGTGGTGTTGAACTGGCTGGGCTCGATCATCCACCTATGGCCCGGGCCGATGCTGCTGGTGCAGCCAACCCTGGACATGGCGAAGCGTCTGAACCGCCAGCGCCTGGAGCCGCTGCTCAGGGAAACACCGGTGCTGGCCGATCGGATCGCGCCGGCTCGATCCAGGGACAGCGGCAACACCATGTTCCTGAAGGAGTTTGTGGGTGGTCTTTTCGTTGTCACCGGCGCCAACAGTGCCAGCGGCCTGCAGTCGATGCCGGCCGCCTACCTCGCCGCCGATGAGGTGAGCTCCTACCCGCTGGAGGCCGATGACAAAGGCGACCCGCTGGAGAACGCGGAAGCCAGAACGCGCACCTTCCCGATGGGCAAGGTGCTGATCACCAGCACCCCCGGCACTCGCGGGGCCTGCCGGATCACCGAGCAGTTTGAGCGCCGCTCAGACCAGCGCCGCTATGCCGCCTTCATGCCGTGCTGCGGCGCCAGGGAGGTGCTGCGCTGGCGCGAGCACATGGTGTGGGATCGGCCGGATGGCGAGGTGTGGTGCCAATGCCCAGCCTGCGGCGAGCGGATCGCGCAGCACCACAAGACCACCATGCTTGCCGGTGCCGAATGGCGAGCGCACGCTGCAGGCGATGGCCAGACCGCCGGCTTCCACCTGCCGTCCTGGTATGCCCCGGCCGGCTGGACACCGTGGGAGCAGGTCCGCGATGAGTTCCTGCGGGCCAAGGGTGACCCGCTGCTGCTGAAGGGCTGGGTCAACAAGCACGCCGCCGAAGCCTGGGAAGACGAGGCGGTGGCACGGATCAATGCCGATGGCCTGATGGAGCGCGCCGCGCTGAACCCGTACCCCACCGGCCATTGCCCTGATGGCGTGCTGCTGCTGCTTGCTGCTGTTGACGTGCAGGACACCTGGCTTGAGGTGTCGGTCTGGGGCGTCGGCCGCGGGGATGAAAGCTGGCTGATCTGGCACCAGAAGATTGAGGGCGATCCGGCCCAGGCTGAACCGTGGGAGCAGATCGACACCATTCGCCGGACGGAATGGCCCCGTGAAGGCGGCGGCATCCTGACGATTCGCCACACCGCAGTTGACACCGGCGGCCACTTCACCCAGGAGGCCTATGAGTTCTGCCGCCAGCGGGCACGGGAGGGCGTGGTTGCGATCAAGGGCAGCAGCACCAGGGCGGCGCCGGCTCTGGGCAAGGGCAGCAAGCAGGACGTGAACTGGAAAGGCCGCATGGTGAAGGGCGGCGTGACCCTGTTCATGGTCGGCACTGACACCCTGAAGCGCACCATTTACGCCCGCCTGAAGATCGATCAGCCAGGGCCAGGCTTCATTCATTTCGGCCAGAACGCTACCGACGGCTACCTCGAGGGCCTGACCTGTGAGCGGCTGGTGCCGCGCACGGTGAAGGGCTTCCAGGTGCTGGAGTGGCAGAAGCCAAGCGGCGCCCGCAACGAACCCCTGGACCTGAAGGTCTACTGCCTGGCGATGCTGGAGCTCGTGAAGCGCCGCTACAACCGCGCCACCATGTGGGATCAGCTGGAAGCGCAGGTGAGCGGCATGATCCCCAGCCAGCCAGCACCACCCACCACCCAAGCCAGCCAGCCCACTACTGCCTGGCTGAACAAGCCTGGCCGCAGTGGCTGGCTGCGTCGGTAGCCTGAGCCATGGCCTACACCTCCACCCAGCTGGCGGATCTTCGCGCCGCAATCGCCGAGGGCGTGCTGTCCGTCAGGTTCAGTGATGGCCGGCAGCTGACCTATCGCAGCCTGGACGAGATGCGCCGCATTGAAGCGACCATGGCGGCCGAGCTGGAGTCCAGCACCAACGTGAGAATTAAGCGCACCTACTTCGGAATGCAGAGGTGCAGCTGATGGCGAAACGCAAGGGCCGCCAGGACCTGGCTGGGTTCCGCCAGACGCTGGCTGAGTTTGAAGCGGCCAAGCAAACCAGGCGGACGGATGGCTGGTGGGCCACCAACAGCGGCCCCAACTCCGATCTGCGGACCGCCTGGTATTGGCTGGTCAAGCGGCACCAGGACCTGGCGGATAACGACGCCTACGCCAGCCGTGCCATCGGCGTGATCGTCAACAACTGGATTGGCGACGGTGTGATGAGCACGCCGTTGGGCGCCACCAAGCGTTACAACCAGTCGTGGAAGCGTTGGTGTGATTCGCCAAGCGGTGATTTCTATGGCGTGCACGACTGGTTTGGAAATCAGGCCGTAGGTGCCAGGACCACCGCCGTTCGTGGCGCCGTGCTGCTGCGCAAGCGGGTGAACCCGGCACTGCTGGACGAGGGCCTGGTGCCACTGGAGGTGCAGATGCTCGAGCCGGATTGGCTCGATTTCAACAAGGACAACGGCGTCGACATCCTGTTTGGCCAGCAGTTCGACAACGACGGCCGGCTGCAGGGGTACTGGATCCGCGACAAGCACCCAGGCGAATCGGTGCTGAACACCGGCGTCAGGATTCAGTCTTCGTTCGTGCCAAAGGCTGAGATCAGCCTGCATTACGACAGCCGCCGCGCCGGTCAGCGCATGGGCCTGCCGTTTGGCACGGCAGCAATCATGACCCTGCGGGACATGGGCGACATCCGCGCCGCACAGCAGATGAAGGACAAGATCAGCGCCTGCTTCTTCGGCGTCGTCACCGACCTGGATGGTGAGCAGGACCCCAACAGCACTGGCATTGCCTTCGACACCATCGAGCCTGGAGCCGTCGAGCACCTACCACCAGGTCGCAACTTCCAGGCCTTCAGCCCGCCCAGCTCTGGTGATTTCGTCAGCACCCACCGGGAGTACGCACACGCCGTGGCAGCTGCCTACGAGATCACTTATGAGAGCCTCACCGGCGATCTGAGCAATGTGAACTTCAGCAGCTTCCGCGGTGGTTGGCTGGAGTTCAGCCGGCGGATCGCCTACCTGCGCGGCAAGGTGACCGTGCCAGGAATGCTGAACCCGGTGTGCCGCTGGCATGACGAGCTGGCGCGAATGAGCGGGCTGCTCAAGGGCCCGATGGAGTGGACCCACACCCCGCCACGCCGCGAGATGATCGATCCGACCCGAGAGATCCCGGCGCTGATCGATGCCGTCAGGGCCGGCATCATGTCGCTCAGTGAGGTGCAGCGCAGCTTCGGTTATGTGCCCGAGGAGGTGATCGCTGAGCTGGCACTGGACGTGAGCCGCGCCAGGGATTCCGGGCTCACCCTGTCGATCGATCCCGGCATGGTCAGCGACTCCGGGGTGATGCAGGCCGGGCAGATGGCAGGCCCAGCAGCAGACACCACTGAAGACCCTGCTGCACCCTGACCGACTCAGGCTCCGTAGCCTGACTCATTGATTGCAGTGGCGACAGTGGCAGTAACAGTCAAAGCGGCAGCGACTGCACCAGTCCTGCAGCTCTATGGGGACGTGGGGATCGACGTCCTAGCCGCCGACGTTGCCAGTGCCTTGCAGCAGGCCGGCGGCCGGGATGTGACGGTCAATCTTTTCAGCTATGGCGGTGATGCTGGGGAGGGCCTGGCCATCCATGACCTTCTGGCCCGGTACGCCGGCAAGACGACAGTGGTCATTGATGGCGTGGCTGCCAGCGCTGGCTCGATGGTGGCAATGGCTGGCGACAAGGTCGTGATGCCAGACAACGCGCTCCTGATGATCCACAACTGCTGGAGCATGGCGGCCGGCGATGCCGCCTCAATGCGCAGCAGCGCCGACCTGCTCGACACCTACTCCGCCAGCTACCGCGCCACCTACGCCAAGAAGAGCGGCCAGAGCGAAGCACAAGTGATGGAGTGGATGAGCGCCGGCAGCGGCGCCGGCACCTGGTTCACCGCTGATGCCGCCAAAGCCGCCGGCCTGGCTGATGAAGTCGCTGCACCCGTTGATGTCCGGGCCAGTGTTCCCCGGCTACCGCAAGGGCGTTTCGTGGATCCCCCGGTGCAACTGAACACCTGGGCTGCAGTCGATACGCTGAACCCAGAGGAATCAATCCCCGAGCCCTCCGTAATCACAATGAAATCGCAATCTCAGGCCGGGGGCGCACCGGTCGCCACCCCCGAGGTGCAGCCCTTGGCGTCCACCACGCCTGAGGCTGCGCCCGTCCTTGCTCAGGCTCACGAGCCTGTGCAGGCTGCAACTGAATCCCAGACCGTCGCCGCCCTGCGCCGCGAAGCTGACATTCGCCGCTGCGCCGCTCAGGCCAGCCTGTCTGCCGAGGTGGTGCAAGCCATGGTCGACAACGGCAAGCCGTTCTCTGAGGTGGCCATGGACATCGTCACCGCTCATGCCGCTGGCTTGAGCCAAAGCTCTGCTGGTCACCCTGCTCGCATCCAGGTCACCCGTGACTCTGGCGAAACGGTGATGGCTGGCATCGGTCAGATGCTCTATTCCCGGATCAACCCCGGCATCGAGCTGGGTGATGCCGGCAAGCAGTACCGCGGCTACTCCTTGATGGAGTGCGTGCGTGCACACGCCGAAAGCCGGGGCATCTCCACCGTCGGCCGCTCCAAGAGCGAGATGGTGGCAATGGCCATGCACAGCACCAGCGACTTCCCGCTGCTGTTCAGCAACCTGGCCAGCAAGAGCCTGGATGCTGCCTACAACGAAGAGCCCCACACCTGGAAGGCCCTGGCCCGTCAGCGCAACCTGCCCGACTTCAAGCAGGCCAGCGACCTGGTGATCGCCGGTGATTCCGGCTTGGCACCAGAGCTCCTGCTCGAAGGCGGCGAGTACAAGAAGGGCACCCTCAAAGAGGCCCAAGCCACCTGGAAACTCGCTACTTATGCTCGGAAGATTTCGATCTCCAGGCAAGCGATCATCAACGATGACTTGAGCGCCCTGGAGCGTGTGCCCGAGTATCTCGGCCGTGGCTTCCGCCGCCTGGAGTCAAATCTGGTGTGGGCATTGATCAGCGGCAACGCCACCGTATCGGTGGATTCCAAGGCCCTGTTCCACGCAGATCACGTCAACACCGGCACCGGCGTGATCGGCATCGCCGGCATGAACGCCGCCAAGAAGGCCATGCGTAAGCAGACCGACATTGGGGGTGTGACTATCAATGTCACCCCGGATTACCTGGTGGTGCCTAGCGATCTGGAGGCCACAGCGCTTCAGTTCCTCTACCCCACCGGCTATGCGCCAAGCGCTCTGACGGGGCAGGCGGGGCCCAATGTCTACGCGGGCGCCATGCAGCTGATCGTCGAGCCTCGCCTCGATGGCAGTGCCGCTCAGTGGTACGTCGCTGCCGGCCCCAGCAAGATGGATGGCCTGGTCTATGGCTACCTGGCTGATGAGCCTGGCCCCACGATCACCCCGGTCCCTGAGCGCGATCCTGATGGCTTGACCATCTTGGCTCGCTTCGATTTTGGCTGCGCCGTGAAGGATTACCGCTTCATCTATCGCAGCTCTGGCGTCTGATTTCTCCAGCCCTGGGCCGGTGACCCCGGCCCGCCCCAACAACCCTGAGGTGACCCCATGAAGAACTCGATTCAAGAAGGCGACAAGCTCGCCCTCGCTGCTCCCTATGCCGTCAGCTCTGGCGGTGGTGCCTTGATTGGCGCCACCTTCGGCGTGGCTGTCACTGACCTGGCCAATGCCGAGGTCGGCACCTTCGCGCTCGAAGGCGTATTCACCTTGGCCAAGGCCACCGGCGCCAGCACCGGCGGCGCCCAGGGTGCCAAGGCCTACTGGATCGCCAGCACCAAGAACATCAGCGCAGCCTCCAGCGGCAACACCCTGATCGGGGTGTTCGTCGCCACCTGCGCCGATGCTGACGCCACCTGCACCGTCCGCCTCAACGGTTCGTTCTGATGGGTTGGGCCACTCTTTCAGCATCAGCTAATCGGGTGGCCTTTGATCGCCTGGGTAGCGTCAGTGCAACTGCTGGCGCTATCACCGGCCGGGGGTTCCTCAAGATGAACAGCGAGATGCTGCTCGGCGGGGAGGTCATCTCGATCGACTACGGCTTCACCTGCACCACGGCCGACTTTGGCAGCCTCACCTACGGCAGCACCATCGCCGTAGATGGGGCCAATTACACCGTCCGCCACGAACCGATGCGGCTGGACGATGGCACCTGGTGCTTGGTGCCGCTGGCCTTGGCATCCATGACTGCCAACAACATCACAACACTGAGCGGCCTGCGCCTGATGACTCAGGATGGCCGTTATCTCGCCACCGCTGCTGCGTAGCCTGAGCCATGGCTGATGTCACGATTTCAGGCCTACCCAATGCCAGCGCGCTGGCCGGCACCGAGCGCGTGCCGATGGATCAGAGCGGCGTCACAGTGGACGCCAGCAGCCAAGAAATAGCAAACCTCGCCACAGCCGCATCGGTGGGGCTGGGCAACGTCAACAACACCAGCGACGCCAACAAGCCGGTCAGCGCGGCCACCCAGACGGCCCTGGACGGCAAGGCGGCCACCAGCCACACCCAAGCCGCCAGCACCATCACCGGCCTGGCCGCGGTGGCCACCAGTGGCAGCGCCTCAGACCTGGCCGCTGGCACCCTGCCAGCTGCAAGGCTCCCGGCCACGGCAGTGGCGGCCGGCAGCTACGGCTCAGCGTCCCTGGTGCCGGTGATCACGGTCGGCGCTGATGGCCGGATCACGGCGGCATCGACGGCAGCTGTGTCTGGTGGTGGTGGTGGCACGGTCACCAGCGTCACCGGTACTGCTCCGATCACCAGCAGTGGTGGCACAACTCCAGCGATCTCGATCGCAGCAGCTACCACCAGCGCAGCCGGCTCGATGTCAGGCGCTGACAAGACGAAGCTGGACGGCATTACCAGCGGCGCCACCGCCAACAGCTCAGATGCCACGCTGCTGGCCAGAGCCAATCACACCGGCACCCAGGCGGCGGCCACCATCACAGGCCTTGGTGGCGCTGCGCTTCTCAGCGTCGGCACCACAACCGGCACAGTCGCCGCTGGAGACGACAGTCGCATCACTGGAGCACTAAGTGCAACCACAGCAGCCACGACCTACCAACCGCTGACGACCAACCTGACGGCGCTGGGTGCCAATGCCCCGAGCTACTACCTAGGACGGGGGAACCACACGGGGACGCAGGCTTTTTCGACGCTCACAGGAGTGCCTTGTGAGATCGGTGTGGCTTGCTCTGATGAGACGACCACCCTCACCACCGGCACGGCCAAAGTGACCCTGAGGATGCCTTATGCCATGACGCTGACGGCGGTGCGGGTCAGCGTGAACACGGCGGTCACAGTGGCAGCGCTGCAACTGGATCTCAAAGAATCCAACACGACAGTATTCAGTACAAAGCCGGAAATTGCTGTAGGAGCAAAAACCAGCGTGGGTGGTGCAGTGCCAGGCACCATCAGTGACACCACCCTGGCCAGCGATGCGGAGATGACGGTTGATATTGTTCAGCCTGGCGGCGCTGCTAAGGGCTTAAAGATCTGGCTCATCGGGACGAGGGCATAACGATGCTGATTAACTCTTACATGTTTGGCGGTTCAGCTACTGGTGGCGACACCGTGGCAACAATTGACGTCGGCGGCGTGCCTTACAAGGTGCACACATTCTCGACAACGGGAACATCAAGCCTGATTGTTACAAGCTCTCTGAGTGTCGAATACTTAATCATCGCTGGCGGTGGCGGCGGTGGTGTGGGTTTTGGGGCTGGTGGCGGTGCTGGTGGCTACCGAACTGGAACGTTGAGCCTTGTCCCTGGGACGCAGACGGTAATCGTGGGGGCTGGTGGTCTTGGTGGCCCTGGCTCTAACACCAAAGGACTATCAGGGTCAGACACCAGCTTTGCCGGTATCGCAGCGGCTGGCGGTGGCGGCGGCGGAGCGGCGGCAGGGATGACCGCTCCCTTCCAGACCGGCTTACCTGGTGGATCTGGCGGCGGCGGCTACAGCACTGGTGGCGCTGGCAACACTCCTTCCACAAGCCCAAGCCAAGGAAACAATGGCGCAAATGGCAGTACTGGTGTTTATGGCGGCGGCGGTGGCGGTGCCGGATCGGCAGGTAATACAAAAAATGGTGGCGCTGGCGTAACAAACTCAATCACTGGAACAGCTATTGGCTATTGCGGAGGTGGCGCTGGCAACTCAACAACTGGCTTGGGAACGGCATCACATGGTGGTGGTGGAAACTACAGCGGCACCGGTGTGGGCGCCGTAGCAAATACTGGAGGTGGCGGCATTGGTGATGCCGGGCAACCCCTAGGCAATGGCGGCTCCGGCATCGTAATCATTCGCTACGCCATCTAATCATGACCATCATTCTCTACCGAATCAAACCATGACCCGCATCCTCTACGACCTCACCAGCGACCTACTTGTCCCCTACCCCCGCGACGACGACGGCCCAGTGGTTGGCCTGGATCCGAGGTATGTGGAGCTCGATGTCATCCAAGAGACTCAGCCCACTTACGACCCGGCCACGCAGCGACTGGAGCCAGATGAGCTGATCGACCTGGACGCCCTGACCGTCACCCGTGGCTGGCAGCTTGTGGAACTCCCACCGCCCCCACCACCCACGCCACCATCCCCGGATTACGTGGGCTTCTACAACTCCCTGCTCACCAGCACGGCCTATCAATCGGTGCTGCAGCAGGCGATGACCAGCACCAGCCCAGCCCTGGCCACCACCATCGCAGTGTTCGCCTCAGCCATCGGTGAAGCCATGGCCGGCAGGGTCAATCAACCGGCGCTGCAGTCGGCGGTGTGGCTGCTGCTGGGGACCGCCACGGTCAGCGATGCTGACGAGGTTGAGCTGCAGGGTCTGCTCGAGCAGAGCTACCTTGCCGGCACCTACACCCTGGCGCCTGCACCAGCAGTTGAGCTGATCCGCGCCAGGGCAGCCGATGGATCCTTCATCGCTGATGACCCCGCCACGCCAGACATCAACGAGGCCTGGGTCACCCCATGACCAGCCGCCGCGAGCAGATCATCCAGGCCATCACCACCGCCCTGACCGGCACGACTGGCCTGGGCAGCAGGATCTGGCGCAGCAGGGCCGAGGCGGTCAGCCGCAACGAATCACCTGCGCTGCTCATCGAGCCAGCCACTGAAACCCCGATTGACCCCGAAGGGAGCGAAGGGCTGAGCTTTCCTTATCTGGATCGGCGCCTGATCGTGAAGATTGGCGTGATCACCCGTGGCCCGATCCCTGACCAGCTGGCTGACCCGATCCTGGTGGATGTCCATCAGCGATTGATGACCAATGCAGGCCTGGCGGGTTTGACCATCAGTGTCTACCCCGGACCCGTCGACTGGGAGCAGGCCGATGCCGACACCACCGCCGGTGTGGCGATCTGCGACTGGGTGATCCGATATCGCACGGCGGTGAACGACATCACGATCTAGATAGGCTCGATTCAGCCAATCCCAGCACATGGCTAAGGCCAGCACCACCACGCCAAACGAGCCAGCAGCTGAAGCATCAGCCGAGCTGAGCTATGTCGGCGACGAGTTCTGGGGCCAGGGCGGTTCCTACCTGCTCCATCCAGACGGCAAGCGCTCGCGCCTCGACGAGCCGGCATCAGTGCCAACCCAATCCCCTGAACCCGAGGTACTGACCGATGGCACTCCTTAGCCGCAAGCGCCTGATTATCGCCAAGGTCGAAAGCAGCTATGGCACGGATTCGGCTCCGACCGGCTCTGACGCGCTGCTGGTGCGGAACCTCGAGGTGACGCCTCTGAACGCCGAGACGGTGAGCAGGGATCTCATCAAGCCGTACTACGGCAACAGCGAGCAACTGCTGAGTCGGACATCTTCGGCTCTGTCGTTTGAGGTTGAGCTGGCCGGCTCCGGCACGGCTGGCACAGCACCGAAGTACGACGCCGTGCTGCAGGCCTGCGCCTTGGCGCCAACTGTGGTTGCTACCACGTCGGCCACTTACAACCCCGTCAGCAGCGCAATCAAGTCCTGCACCATCTGGGTCAACGTTGACGGCGTGCTGCACAAGTTTGTCGGCTGCCGTGGCACGATGTCAATCAGTGGCGCCCTGGGGGCCATACCTACGCTGAAGTTTGATCTCACCTCGATCTACAACGAACCAACTGACGCAGCAGCGCTGACCCCGACCTACACAGCGCAGGCCACACCTCTGATCTTCCGCCAGACCAACACCTCAGCCTTCAGCTTCTTCTCGTCGACTGCCTTCTGCCTGCAGTCGTTTGAGTTCAATCTGGCCAATGAGACGGTCTACCGCGAGCTGATCGGCTGCACCAAGGAGGTGCTGATCACGGACCGCAAGCCGGCTGGATCGGTGATGATCGAGGCGCCAACCATGGCGACGAGAAACTTCTTCAATACCGCCACAGCCGACACCACCGGCAACCTGAGCCTCCTGCATGGCACCGCTGCCGGCAACAAGGTGACCTTCACCGCCGGCCAGGTGGACATCACCGCTCCCACCTACTCCGAGCAGGATGGGATCGTGATGATGAACGTGCCCTACGTGGCCATCCCCACCAGCGCTGGCAACAACGAGTTCTCGCTGGCTTTCACCTAGTCAGGCTCCTGAGCCTGACCGTTGCATCATCCACCTCACGTCTCCACCCTGTGGCTTTTGTTCTCAAGCAGTCGAGCTCCTATCTCTGGCCGGTCCCCTTCGACGTCCCTGTCGATGGTGGCCGGCATGAGAAGAACACCTTCGATGCCGAGCTGAAGCGGCTTCCCCAAAGCCGCATCGTCGAGATCCAAGAAGCTGTGCAGAAGCGCCTGAGCGCCATACAACGCGGCGAGGAAGCCGACGGCATGATCACCGACCACGAGATTGCCGTTGAGATCCTGATCGGCTGGACTGGCATCACCGATGACACCGGCGAACAGGTGCCATTCTCCGAGAAGGCCAAGGCCGAGCTGCTCGATGTCCCCACCGTCACTGCAGCTGTCGTCACCGCCTACTTCGGCAGCCTGCAGGGAGCCAAGCGAAAAAACTAATTGACGCCGCTGAGCATTGGGCCGGCGGCGGTGTTGTTGTTGATGAAGCGCCAGACGATGCAGCGGTGATGGGCCTGGTGCTGCCTGAAACCCCAGCGCCATCAGCGCACTGCGAAGTGTTCGAAGAGAACTGGGCCAGCCTGGAGATGTTCCTGAAAGTCCAGACCCAATGGCGGGTCGGCATGAATGGCCTGATCGGCCTGGACTATTCCGCCGTGGCCTGGGTGCTTAGGCTGTTCTCAGAGGAGTCGGATCACCGCAGCTTGCTGGAAGATCTGCAGATCATGGAGAACGCCGTGCTGTCCTTCGTCGCCAAACAGGAGCGCTGAGCCATGGCGATGAACATGGACGCAGCGCTAAGGATCTCAGCGAAGGTCGACGGCGCCAACAGCATCACCTCGCTCAATCGCAGCCTGCAGGCTGTAGAGGGCACCGCCAAAGGCGTCACCGGCGCTTTCCGTGGCATGACCGGCGCCGCGGCTGGCCTGTCTGGTGCCATGGGTGCACTGGCGCCATTGGCCAGCATCGCCGGCCTGGTGGGCCTGACGAAGGGGGCGCTGGACGCAGGCGACAAGATGTTCGACCTGGCGCAGAAGACAGGCGTCAGCGTTGAAGCGCTGGCCAGATTTAAGAAGGCTGCGAGCACCAGCGGGACGGATATCGACAGCGTCAGCAAAGCGCTGGTGAAGCTGAGCAAGGGGATGCTGGACGCCAGTACCGGCAACGCTGCAGCGTCTGCGGCCTTTAAGGCGCTGGGCGTCAGCATCACCGACGCCAGCGGTCAGCTGAAGAGCTCCGATGATGTGATGCTCCAAGTGGCCAACCGGTTTGCGGCCATGCCTGACGGCGTTGCCAAAACTGCGCTGGCGCTGAAGCTGTTCGGCAAGGCCGGAGCCGACATGATCCCGCTGCTCAACATGGGCGGCCAGGCGATCGACAAGCTGTCGGTCAAGATGACCACGGCCTTCGCACAGAAGGCTGATGAGTACAGCGACAAGCTGACGGCATTGAGCGGCAAGGTCGGGGCGTTCGGCGCTGATCTGCTGATCGCGCTGCTGCCGGCGCTGAATGCTGTCACTGATGCGGTGAGCGCTGCGGTGACAGCGTTCAACGCGATGCCGGCTCCAATGAAGAATGTGGCCGTTTCGGCTGCAGCTGTTGCCATCGCCTGGGGCCCGATCACCTCAGTGATCAAGGGCGCCATTGGCGTCATGGCCCTGTTCTCGACGACGACCACAGCTGCTGGAGCGGCCGCAACAGCGGCAACGCCAAGGATCGTGGCACTGCGATCAGCGCTGGGAGGCCTGCTTAAGTTTGGCGCTATCACTCTCGCCATCGATGTTGTCATCAGTGGTATGTCAAAGCTGGTCGAGCTTCAGGCTCGCCTTGGCAAGGTGACCAACAGGAGCAGCAACGACTATTTCAGCGACATTGGCGGTGAAGCGGCCAGCAGGGAGAAGCTGCAAGCAGAGCTGGCGAATGTCAGGAAGCAACAGGTGGCACTGAAGAAAGAAGCCGCATCGGTCAGGTTCCCGTTGCTGACCGGCCAGGATGAAGCCGCCAAGGCCGCCTTGCTGGTGGCCCAGGTGCGTGAAGCCAAGCTGCTGGCACAGATCCCAAAGGCCCGGCCTCAGTCGCAGATCCCAAGCGCAGCCAGTGGCTTTACCCCTGACCTGACGGCGTTGCAAGCGGGGGCCGGCGGCGGCGGAAGGGCGGGCGGAGCAGGCAGCAAAAGCCAAAGCCCGGCGGCGCAGATCGCCATTGCCCTCAAGTCAGCGCTGGGCATTACGGAGGCACAGGCCGCTGGTATTGCCGGGAACCTGATGCGCGAGTCAGGGTTGAACCCACGGGTCAATGAGGGCGGTGCCATAGGCGCGCCTCGAGGCGTTGGCGGGTATGGGCTCGCCCAGTGGACCGGCACCCGCCAGACCGATCTGGTGCGCTTCGCCGGTGGCCGTGGCCAGGCCGGCGACATGGCCACTCAGCTGCGATTCATGGTGTCCGAGCTCATGGGCCCAGAGTCCAAAGCACTGGCGCAACTGAAGACTGCGCAATCGCCGGAACAGGCTGCATACCTGTTTGACAAGTTTTACGAGCGCTCTGGTGTCAAAGCCATGGGCGAGCGGCAGGGCAATGCCAGAAAGGTCTTCAGCGAGATCGCTGGCAGCGGACCGGCAGCTGGGCTGGCTGACTTCGCCCAAGGGGAAGAGGCAAAGGCCAAGGCGGCGGTTGCTGCCAGAGAGCAAACCGCTCAGCAACTCACCGCAGCCCGCGATCTGCTGGCAACCAAGGAAGCCGCCTTCGAGATTGCCAACGCCATCACCCCGCTGGAGAAGCTCTCGCTTGAGTTCGATAACGAACGGACCAGGCGGATGCAGGAGTACGTCGACAAGCTCAGCGGTGCCAAGAGCGATGAGGAGCGGCTGCTGCTGGTGCAATCGCAGGCCTTTGACATCCGCAAGGCAGAGATTGACGCACAGGAAAAGATGAAAGCCATCACCGCCGATCAGCTGGACCTGGAGCGCGAACGCGCGACCCTGCTGGCTGACTCCATGGCCCGCATGGAAGAGATGAGCACCCGCAGCAGCATTGGCACTGGTGCCCAGCAGGGCATCCAGGCCTATGTGGATTCGGTCGGCAACCTGCGTGATGCCGTGGGCCAGCTCACCACCAACGCGATCGGTGGCCTCGAGGAGAGCCTGACCAGCCTGGCCACCACCGGTGCCGGGAACTTCAAAGCATTCGCTGCCAGCGTGCTGAAAGATGTGACGCGGATGATCATCCGGCAGCTGGTGCTGAAGTCGATCATGCAGATCATCGGCGGCATCGGCGGCGGTGGAGTCGCGCAGTCTTTCGAGATGCCCAACTCAGCCTTCATTCCCAGCGGCGGCTATGCCTTTGCTCCCAGCGCCCTGGGTAATGTCTTCGCTGCCAATGGCATCCAGCCATTCGCGCAGGGTGGAATCGTCAGCCGGCCCACCTTGTTCCCCTTCGCCAAAGGGGTCGGCCTGATGGGTGAAGCCGGCCCAGAGGCGATCATGCCCCTGCGCCGTGGCGCCGACGGCAAGCTCGGTGTCGCCGGCGGTGGCGGCTCCACCACCATCAACGTTTCAGTCGACGCCAAGGGTTCCAGCGTGCAGGGAGACAACGGCCAAGGCGGCGCCCTGGCGCGAGTGATCGCCGGGGCGGTTCAGACTGAGCTGGTGAAACAGCGCCGGCCTGGCGGCTTACTTGCGAGCTGACCTATGGCGACCTTCAGCTACACCCCATCGTTTGAAGCAACCGAGAGCAGCAAGCCCCGGGTGCGCAGGTTCCAGGCCGGTGATGGCTGTGAACAGCGGGTCAGGTTCGGGCTCAACACCGACCCCAAGGAATGGACGCTGGTCTTCTCAGAACGCACTGACGCCCAGGCCCTGCTGATCACAAACTTCTTTGAGACCAATGGCGGCGTCAACAGCTTTGACTGGACCCCACCCCGTGGCGCTGCTGGCAAGTACGTCTGCGAGGAATGGCAGGTGACCATGCGCTCCTGCAACTTCAACACCATCCAGGCGACATTCAAGGAGAAGTTTGAGGCATGACGACCCCAACGTCTGAGCTGCAATCGGTGGCACCAAGCGCCATCATCGAGCTGTTTGAGCTGCAGCTGGCGACGGCGGTGCATGGCTCGAGCACCTTGTACCGCTACCACGCCGGCACCAATGCCACCGGCACCAATGGCCCCATCATCTGGGCCGGCAACGCCTATCAGGCCTACCCGATCGAAGCCGATGGTTTCGAGTATTCAGGCGGTCAGCTACCCAGGCCAAAGATCCGGGTGTCGAACATCCTGGGCACCATGACGGCAATTCTGCTGACCCTGCCGTACGGCCTGGAAGGCGCGAAGGTCAGCCGCATCCGCACCATGGCTCGCTACCTGGATGCGGTCAACTTCCCTGGTGGTGTGAACCCATACGGCACACCAGACAACACCTCAGAATGGCCAAGAGAAATCTTCTACATCGATCGCAAAACTGTCGAGACTCGTGATTATGTTGAGTTCGAGCTGGCAGCGGCATTTGACTTGGCCACAGTCCGCGCACCGAAACGTCAATGCCTGAGCAACATTTGCCAGTGGGGGTACCGCTCAGCTGAATGCAGCTACACCGGCACCAGCTACTTCACTGAGAACGACGTCAGCACCACACTGGCTAACGACGTGTGCGGCAAGCGGGTCAGCAGCTGCAAGGCACGGTTCGGCTCGAATGCCACCTTGCCGTTTGGATCATTCCCTGGTGTCGGCTCGAGCTACTACTGATGAACGACACCACCCGCGCAGCGGCCCTGGAGCACGCCCAAGCTGAAGACCCGCGCGAGAGCTGCGGCCTGGTGGTGGTGGTCAAAGGCCGTGAGCGCTACTGGCCCTGCCGCAACCTCAGCGACAGCACCTCCTTCTTTGTGCTGGACCCGGCCGACTATGCCAGCGCTGAAGATGCCGGTGAGATCACCGCGGTGATCCATTCCCACCCGGTCACCCCACCAACGCCATCCCAGGCTGATCTGGTGGCGTGCGAGAAGGGAGGGCTGCCCTGGTTCATCGTCAATCCCAAGACGGAAGCCTGGGACAGCTGCAAGCCGTCAGGCTTCACGGCGCCACTGATCGGCCGTGAGTGGGTCTGGGGTGTGCAGGACTGCTGGAGCCTGGCGCGGGATTACTACGCCGAGCAGGGCCTCACGCTGCCCGACTGGGAGCGGCCAACCACCTACGCCGAGTTCGAAGCTGACCCGCTATTTCAGCGGCACTGGACCGAAGCAGGCTTCCAGCAGGTGTCAGAGGATGACATGCAGCCTGGTGATGCAGTGTTCATGTGCGTCAGCGGGCCAGGCGGCCTCAACCACATTGGCGTCTACCTGGGTGATCAGATGCTGCTGCATCACCTGGGGCCTAACCGCCTGAGCAGCCGTGATCTGTACGGCGGCTGGCTGCAGAAATGTACCGGCTGGGTTGGCCGCCTTAGCCTGAACCAAGGGCAGACAAACTGATGCGGGAAATCAGGGTTTACGGCCGGCTGGCGACGTTCCTGAAGCGGCGTGTGTTTCGTGCTGATGTCGCCAGCGCTGGTGAAGCCATCAGGTTCCTGGTGGCCAACTTCCCGCAGGTTGAGCGGCACATGAACGATCAGCATTACCGCGTCAGCCTTGGCGACAACGACCTGGAGCTCAGCGAGATCAACCAACCGGCCGGCAAGGAGGTGATCAAGATCACCCCGGTCGTGGCTGGTGCCGGTACCGCTGGGCGAATCATCGCCGGCGTGGCATTGATTGCTGCGGCAGTCTTCATCCCAGGCTTTGCGGCATGGGCCGGCCCAACGGCCTATGCCCTCATCATCGGCGTTGGTTCGTCCCTGGTCCTGGGTGGTGTCTCGCAGCTCCTCACGCCTGTGCCACGAGCCCCAACCGGCCAGGACTCGGCCGGTGATCCGCGCAAAAACTACAGCTTCAGCTCAATCCAGAACACCAGCAGACAAGGCACGCCGGTGCCTGTTGTCTACGGCGAGACCATTGTTGGCTCCGTGGTGATCAGCGCTGGAATCGACGTGATCCAGGTTGCGGCATGACGGTGCTCCGTGGCGGCGGCGGCGGCGGCGGCGGCAAGGGCGGCAACGCAGCGTCGCTTGCCGTGCCAACAGAAACCAAGGAAAGCCTGTTTTCGACGTCCTACGCCAGCCTGATTGATCTGATCAGCGAGGGCGAAATCTATGGCCTGAAGGACGGACTGAAATCAGTTTTTATCGGCAACACGCCGCTGCAGAGCTCTGGCGGCACCTACAACTTCCAAGACGTCAATGTTGACGTCAGGGTCGGTACGCAGTCGCAAGCGTACGTCAAAGGGTTTGATGGGGTCTCCAACGAAGTTGGCGTAGGTGTCACGGTAGCCAACGGTGCACCGGTCATCAGGTCAATCACAGACACATCCGTCAATGCCGTTGCCGTTACTATTACGATCCCAACCCTTCAACAGTTTCAGAGTGATGGAGATATTGATGGTTCAGTTGTTGAGCTGAAGATTGGCGTTTCCTACAACGGTGGCGGCTACACCGACGCGATTGTCGACAAGATCAAAGGCAGGACTTCTCAGCAATATCAGAAACAGTACCTGGTCTCCCTGAATGGCGCATTCCCAGTTGCCATTCGGGTGAGCCGGGTCACTGGCGAAAGCACGACCCCCAAGCTGGTCAATGCCTTCAGCTGGAGCAGCTACACAGAAATTGCCTACGCAAAGCTAAATTATCCCAACTCGGCGTTGGTAGGGATCAGGATCAATGCTGAGCAGTTCAGCAGCATCCCAACGCGCAGCTATCACATCCGGGGAATCAAGGCCAAGATTCCCAGCAATGGCACAGTCAATCAAACCACCGGCGCCATTTCATACTCTGGGACGTGGAACGGCACATTTGGCGCCGCGCAATGGACTTCGGACCCAGCCTGGTGCCTGTGGGATCTGCTGACTTCCACCCGTTATGGCTTTGGTAACCACATCACTGCCAGCTCGCTGGACAAATGGTCCTTCTATTCTGCGTCCGTGTATTGCGGCCAAAGCGTTCCTGATGGCTTTGGTGGTTTCGAGCCACGCTTCTCCTGCAACGTAAACATTCAGACAGCAGAAGACGCTTATAAGTTGATCAATGACATGTGCTCCATCTTCAGGGCTATGCCCTACTGGGGCGCTGGGGCGCTCACCATCAACCAGGACAAGCCGGTGGATCCGGCCTACCTGTTCACCTATGCCAACGTCTCAGAGGAAGGCTTCAGCTATTCCGGCTCCAGCCTGAAGACCAGGCCCACCGTCGCGGTCGTCCAGTACCAGGACCTGGCGGTCCGGGATGCGGCCTACGAGATCGTCGAAGACCAGGCCGGGATCACGCGGTATGGGGTGGTGAAGACCGAGATCACCGCTTTCGGCTGCACATCGCGTGGGCAGGCCCGGCGGATCGGGGAATGGCTGCTCTACTCGGCGCAGAAGGAGACGGAGGTCTGCACCTTCACTGCGTCGGTTGATGCTGGTGCCCAGGTCCGCCCGGGCCAGGTGGTGGAGATCAGCGATCCCATGCGAGCTGGCGCCAGGAGAGCCGGTCGCATTGCGTCCGCCACTACCACCGCCATCACGGTCGATGACGCCACAGGGCTGGCTATGGGCACCAGCACGATGCTGTCAGTGATCCTGGCCGATGGCACGGTGCAGGCTCGAGCAGTCGCCAGCATTGCGGGCAAGGTGATCACGGTCTCCTCGGCCTTCAGCTCAGCACCCAACTCCAACAGCGTCTGGATGTTTGAGACGGCATCGCTGCAATCTTCCACCTGGCGGGTGCTCAGCGTCACGGAGCAGGACGGATGCAACTACGCCATCAGCTGCCTGGCCTACAACAGCTCCAAGTACGCCTACGTCGAAAGAGATGTACCGCTGCAGACGCGGAACATCACCAACCTCAACAGCGTCCCCGACCCACCAACAAGCCTGAGCCTGGTCGAGGCGCTCTACTCCTACGCCGATCAGGTGCGCTCCAAGGTGATCGTCAGCTGGCGCGGCATCCAAGGCATTGATCAGTACTTGGTCTCATGGCGCCGTGCCAATGGCAACTGGACGACGGTCACGCGACAGCAGCAGGATTGCGAGATCTTCGACACCAGCCCAGGCAACTACGAAATCGCGATCTACTCGTTGAGCGCTGGTGGGCAGTCGTCTGCGACATCCCTGTCCGGCAGCCTGGACGTGCTGGGCAAGACGGCCCCGCCTGCGGATGTCACCAACTTCTTCGCCTTCCTGGATGCTGATGTCGGGATCTCGCTGAACTGGGATCCTGTGGCTGATCTGGACCTGCAGGGGTATGAGATCTGGCAAGGCAGCGCCTGGGGGAGTGGCGTCAAGATCGGCCTGTTCGCCGCCACATCCAAGAAGCTTGGCCTGCCCCCAGCGGGCACCACGCAGTGGTGGATCAAGGCGCTGGACACATCAGGCACCTACTCGACCACCGGCACCCAAGCAACGATCACGATCACGACCGCCGGCGCCGCCACGACATCCGGCTCATTCAGCAACGACTCGCTCATTCTCAGCTGGAGTCCGGTCAGTGGCAGCCTGAGCACATCGTTCTACGAGCTGCGTTACGGCACCGCCCTGGACACGTGGGCGACGGCGATAGCGCTCGGGACGGTGCAGGGCACCACGTTCACAGTCAAAGCTGCCTGGATCGGCACGCGTCGCTTCTTCATCGCTGCGGTTGACACCATCGGCAACTACGGCGCCATTGCCACCTATGACGCTGTGGTGGCTGCGCCATTGCAGCCCAACATCACGCAGCAAGTCGTCGATAACAATGTGCTGCTGCAGTGGAACGATGCAAAGCAAACCCTGCCGGTGATCTACTACGAGCTGCGCAAAGGCGCGACCTGGGACACTGCGGTGGTCATTGGCACCAAGCAAGGCAGGTTTACATCTGTGTTTGAGACGGTGTCATCGACATATACCTATTGGTTAGCAGGCGTGGATTCCGCCGGCAACGTTGGCACGCCTGGCAGCGTCAGCGCCCAGGTGAACCAGCCGCCTGACTACATCCTGAAGCTGAACCTTAACAGCACCTTCACAGGGACAGGCACCAATGTTGCAGCGCAAGGTGGCAACTTATTTGCAAGCGTCAATACTACGGAAACCTGGCAGTCACACTTCACCAGCCGCGGCTGGACAACGCTGCAAAGTCAAATTACAGCCGGCTTCAACTACTATGCCTTGCCTAGCCAGACATCAGGGCAGTACTACGAAGACATCGACTATGGAACTGTCCTAGCTGGCACCAAGATCAGCGCAACCCTGACCAGTGCATCCGTCGTCGGCTCAACGACAATCACGCCATCGATCAAGACCAAGCTGTTGAGCACAGATGCCTGGACCACGTTCTCTGGCGTCACCTCGGTCTACGCCACCAGCTTCCGATACGTCAGGGTGCAGTACGACTTCGCCAGTGCCGGTGGGGATGACCTGCTGATGATCAGCGGGCTGAACGTCCGCCTGGATTCAAAGCAGCGCACTGACAGTGGCAATGGCACAGCAAGCGCTTCGGACTCCGGCGGCACAGTCGTCACCTTTGGTTTGCCCTTCATCGATATTGATTCGATTTCAGTCACGCCAGCCAATACCACCGCCGTGATTGCGGTCTACGATTTCGTCGACGTGCCCAACCCCACGACATTCAAGGTGCTTCTGTTCGATACGTCAGGCGCCAGGGTATCCGGTAGCTTTAGCTGGACAGCTAGGGGAGTCTGACGACATGGCCAATTGGACCAATCCGCTTCTTACCAGTACCTACACCAACTTCCTGGCTGAGGTCAAGGCACGCGATGAAGACCTGGCGGTGCAGTTCGATGGGGTGTCTCCCAGCAACATCCCGACCAACACAATCCGCTGGGACAGCAGCGCGAACCGCTGGAAGAAATGGTCTGGCAGCACCTGGAACGAACTTACCGGCACCTATGCGCTGACGGCCCTGACCACCACGGGGAACGTCAACATCGGCGGCAACCTGACCGTCACCGGCAGCGTCAGCTTCACGAGCACGGCGGCAACAGCGACAACCCAGGCCGTCGACAACAACTCAACATCGGTGGCCACCACAGCGTTTGTGGTTGGGCAGGCTGGGGCAGCTACCCCTACGGCTGCTGGTACTGCTGCTGCAGGCAGCAGCCTGCGCTACTCCAGGCAGGACCACATCCACCCGGCTGACACCACCAGGGCGCCGCTGGCCTCGCCAACATTCACCGGCACGCCGGTGGTGCCAAACCTGAACGGCGGCCAGCTGGCGGGCCTGCGCAACCGGATCATCAATGGCACGATGGGGATCAGCAGGCGGTACCAGAGCGCTGCATCCTCAATTTCGACAAACACCTTGTCCTATACGGTCGATCGCTGGTATGTATATTCTTTCGGCTCAACACTTACCGCCCAAAGAGTCGCAATCTCCAGCAATGGCTTTGCAAATGCGCTACGCGTTACTGGCTCAGCAGGTAATACTGTTGCCATTGTCGGCCAGCGCATCGAAGCCGTTAACTGTTCTGACATGGCCGGCAAAACCGTAACACTATCTTATTACGCAGCATCTAGTGGTTCGCGCCTAATCAACTGGTCAGTCGTTTACACAAGCACGGTCGACGACTGGTCTGGGTCAAAACAAACTATCAGCGGAACACAATCAACAACGTCATCCTACGTCTTGTATAGCCATACATTTGCGGTGCCATCTGCAGCAACCACCGGCCTGCAGGTTGAGTTCAGCGTCGCAAGCGGCTTGGCATCTGGCACCTTCGACATCTTTGGGGTGCAACTGGAGGTTGGCTCCCAGGCCACTCCTTTCGAGCATCGCCTCCGCGGCCTTGAGCTGGCGCTCTGCCAGCGCTATTTCTATTACCCAAATGGGAGTTACGTTCACCAGGGCTATGGAATCGTTAACAGCAACTCCAACACCCAGATTTACTTTCCGGTGGAAATGCGCGCGACACCGACAATCACCGCCGCCTGGAGCTCACTGGTTGCCTGCTCAGCAGGGCCTATCAGCGCCTACGCAATGACCAGCGGAGCGCTGGCGCAGGTGACGTGCACAGTTCCTGGCGACTACGCCGCCCAGATAACTTGGACATCCTTTAACGCTGAGCTTTGATCATGTACCAACTGATTTCTGACAACACAGTCCGCCGCCTTTCTGACGGTGCTTGGGTTCCTGTTGATCCCAGGAACTGCGATTACCAGGCTTACCAGAAATGGATAGGCGAAGGCAACATCCCAGAACCAGCGCCAGAATCGCCCGCGCCTGTGGAGCTGACACCAGCCGAGAAGCTCGCAGCTGCTGGCCTGACGGTTGATGAGCTGCGGGCTCTGCTGGGGCTGTAGCACTAAGCGAGCATGGTCAGGCTCGTTAGCCTGACCTATCGGCATTGCATCGTTTGGCCCCATGGACGACCCCACCGCCCAGGTTGTAGCCGTGGCAGTGGCCCTGCTGGCCGGCTCTGAGCTGTTGGCGCTGTTCCCCAACGTCAAAGCCAACTCCTGGATCCAGCTGGTGCTTGGGATGCTGCGCGGCATTGCGTCGACCAAGACCCCGCCGAAGCGCTGAGATGGCCCCATCACCTCCAGGCCCCGGCCGGCAGTTCTGGCGTGAGGTTGAACAGCAAGTGGCGGCTGGGCTGATCCTGGCCGCGGTGGCAGGCATCGGCTTCCTTGTCTGGACGCTGCCACGTCAATTGGACGCAATCCTGGCCAATCAGAAGACCATCGCCGAACGCGCGGCACAGCTGGATGTGCGCATGGGAAAGGCCGAGCAGCAGATCGATTCGATCGATTCGCGCGTCACCACCCTCGAGGCACGATGACTGATCCGATTCGCTTCAGCCGCGCCGCCACCAACACTGAACGGCCACCGCTGCCACACCAGCTGGCCGCCTGGAACTGGCTCCAGGAGCAGCAGAAGCCAGAAACCATGGTGCGGTTCGCGGAGCTCTACCGAGCCGGGCCGGCGGTGAGCAAGCCAGGCCTGCCGCAACCGACCACCGCCGGTGATGGCAGCATCGAGCTGCCGGGCTTCCCGTTCGAGTCGCAACTCGACAACGGCCCAGAAGGCTGGCGCCAATGCCAGACCAGTTCGATCGCCATGTGCCTGCGCTACCTGAAGGTGCCTGGAATCAAAAATGATCTGGACTACCTGCGAGTGGTCGTCAAGCATGGCGATACCACCGTCCAGGCCGTTCACGCGGCGGCTCTCGCTGAGCTGGGCGTGCGGGCCAGATTCAGCACCACCATGACCCAGAGCCAGCTGCTGGGCGAGCTGAAAGGCGGCCGGCCTTGCGCGATCGGCGTGCTCCACCATGGCCCCAGCTCGACACCAGCCGGCGGCGGGCATTACATCGCGGTCTACGGCGCCACAATCTCTGGCTGGCGCGTGATGGATCCCTACGGCGAGCTGAACGTACTCAATGGCGGCTGGGTGGCAAAAGGCGGCACCACAGGCAAGAACCAGATCTACTCATTCAAAGGGCTCAACCCCCGCTGGCTCAACCCAGGGCCTGCAAACGGCTGGGGTTGGCTGTTCAGCTGAGCCTGCCTGAGCAGCTCCTGGGCCCTGGCGCCGCAGCGATCGCGCACGCACAGCTCACCAGCGCAGGCCTGCCACCACGGTTCACCGTCGACCTCCACGACGGTCAGGGTGATCTCGTCATCAGACTGGTTCAATCGATTGCCTCTGATGTCCTGGATGGATCCAGCAATAAGTCTGAGCCTGGAGGCCCAGCTGCGAGCGGCTCAGCTGCAGCTGCAGCAGCTGCCACGTGATCAGCTGATCGCTCGGGCTGAGCACTTCATGAGCGCCGCTGCCGCGAACCATCACCTGCTGAACCAGGCCATGCGCAGGGTGGCTGAGCTGGAACTGCAGGAGGCGTCACGGGTCGCCGATGCCAGGCAGGCCGAGCTGATCGCCGGTGATCTCCTGAATCGGCCGCGTTGGCCATGGAATCGCCAATGAGGCGAGCACGTCAGGCTCACGAGCCTGAATCTGGATGCGATGCCGCAGGGCCATCTCGGCCCGGCGGATGTCCTGACTGATCCGTGCTGGTTTCACCCCAGCAGCCGCTGCCATGCCGCGAATGGTCTGGGGAGCGCCGGTGAGCAGGCCCCAGCGATCAACCAGCAGCTGGCGCTGCCGGCCTGGCAGCAGCTCCAGGGCGCTGCGCATACCCTCCAGCCGTTCCTCATGCGCCATGGCTTCGAGGCGGTCGTTGTGATCACCGGCCTGTGGGTCGGCGATCAGCTCACCCAGTGAGCAGCCGTCATCCATCACCGGCGCATCCAGGCTGGCGCAGGTGATGGACCGACTGAACGCCATTGATAGATCGTTGGCGCTCATGCCCAACTCCTCGGCCAGTTCGGCCAGGCTTGGCTCTCGCCCCAGTGTCCCAACTAGCAGCTGGGTGGCCCGGCCAGCGCCGGTGATGCGCTGGCTGAAGGTGCTGGGCAACCGGATGGTGCGGCTCAGTTCCTCGAGGTACCGCGCCACACCTTGCCGAATCCACCAGTACCCGTAGGTGGAGAACTTGTAGCCGCGGGTTGGGTCGAATCGCAGCACGCCACGATGTAACCCAATGTTGCCGGCCTGGATCAGATCCATCAGCTCATCGGGCTTGGTGAGCCTGCTGTGGCGCTTGGCGATCATGATCACCAGCCGCAGGTTGGCAGTCACCATGCGGTTCGCGGCCCGCTGACCGCGGCGCACCACCACGGCAGACGGGTCTGGGTGCTTCTGCCAGGTTTGGATGATGGTGGCCAGGCTGATCTCTTCCGCTGGGGTCAGCAGCGGATGGCGGCTGATCTGCTGGACCCACCAGGACAGGTCACCGCTCATGACGCCAGCTCAAGGGCTGCTGGTGCAATGTCATCCCACCGGCTCCAGGAGGCCTGGCCCGGCACCTCCAGCTCGCGAGTGAACCAGTGCTTCCTGCAGCCACGGCACTGCCGCAGCCGGAGGATTGAGCTGTCGTCGATGTGCCGCGTGTATTGCACGCAGACCTTGTCGCCATCGCAATGGGGGCACTTCATCGATCCAGCCGCTCCAGGCGCTCAATGAGCCGGTCCAGGTACCACCTGGCTTTGCGGGCATCCTGCAGAGCGTCGTCCTTGTGCCACAGGCGCAGCATGTACTTCAGCAGCTGCCACTGGAGCCCGCCGACCACAGGATCCGGTGCGTGCTGCACTGCGTCTTCGATGACATCAATCGCCTCAAACCGGCCGGCGGTGTAGTGCGCCGGGTGATGCACCGGATCACTCATCACTGGCCACCTGCTGATCGAGGAAGCGATGCACGATTTCGGCATTGGTGCCACCCAGCTGCCGAGCTGCTTCGCGTGCTTCAGCCAGGGTTGTGAGTGGTGGCTTGCTGGCTTCAGCCAGCACATGCAGGCCGAACTCAACGCCTAACTTCAAGAGGATTGGGGCCGGCGATGCATTGTGGTGCTGCCTCCTGCCCCACCACTTGCAGAACATTGCCTCCATTTCGGCGCTGTTCATCGGGCCCTCATGACCAGCATGGTCAGGCTCACGAGGCTAAGTGCGATGTTGCACAGAACCAGGCGATGCAGGATGCGCAGCGAGGTGATGCCCACCGTTGCGGTTCGGTGGGGGGCGATGCGGGGGAGCTCAACGGACATGGCGGCCTCCATTGCCCTGCCGTTCCCAGCTCAGCTCCAGCTCGTTGCGGGTTGCCAGGCTGCTGTCCAGGCCATCGAGGTACCGGCGCCGCCGCCGGCGCGCGATCGCCTCATCGACCAAGGTGCGGGTGGCCCAGCCAAGCAGCAGGCCGGCGATTGCAGTGATGACCAGGCCCATTAGAACGGGGCCTCATCGCCGAACTCATCAACGAACCCAGCCGGCTGGGCCACGCTGTAGCCGCCTTCCTGCTCGCTGAAGCCATCGGTGGCGGCTTCACCCAGATCGGCCCGGGGCACGAACGTCACCACCTGCACAGCCTTGGGCTGCAGGCTCAGGCCAGTGCCTTCGGGCCGTTCCCATCCGTAGATAGTGAACGCCAGGATCACCTCAGAATTGTTGCCGATTTCAGAGCCATCCCAGGGTTGCTTTCTGGAGTCGATGATCCTGGGCCCGGCGGCCTTGCTGCCGTCGTCGCGCACGAACTCAGTGCTCTTGAACTTCACCACCGTGATGTTGGAGTCGTCCTTGTCGGTCTTCCACGGTGTGCCCTTGTCGCTGCGCTTCTTGCGGGCGCCATGGGTGTCGGTGAACAGGGCGTCCAGCTTCACCAGAAACTCAACGTGCTTCGGGTTCGCGCTGCTGAGCAGCAGCTCACAGGTGAACGCCTTGGGCTTGCTGGGGTCCAGGGTCTCCCGAGCATTGATCAGGTGGGCCCAGCGGACTGGGGCCTGGGGGGAATAGAGGATTTCGGTGGCCATGGATTCAGATGATTTCGAAGGTTGGCAGGTTCGCAGCGACGCGAACCATGTGATGAACAGCGCCACTGGCGCTGATGTTCTGCTGCCGCATCACGATGCGGACGGCGGCATAGGCGTCAGGCGTCAAGGCCGTCATCACGTAGGCGCGACCACCAGGGCGGCGAGCCTGCGTGCGGCCGTAGCCGCGGCGGCGGGGCTGGCTAGACATGGGGCCGGCGCTCCATCAGGTGCCGGTGCTCTCTGATTTCATGCAGGGCGCCAGCCATCGAGTTGATGGATTCGATATGCAGGCCGAGCTTCAGGAAGCCGCCGGCCTTGGCAGGGGAGATCGGCTGGCGCAGCTGCTGATCCAGCTGGGCCTGCAGGTCATCAGCCACCTGGGTCAGCAGCTCAATGGAGCGCTGCAGCCGCGCCTGGTTCTGATCACGAAGCAATGCCACCGGCCGCCTCCACCGTGAAGCGATCAATGAACTCGAGGTGGCGAACCTGCGTGATCTCAGACGCGATGCGGGTCACGGTGTCGGACACCTCGAACGCACACCGAAACGCCACGGTGAACGCTTTGCGCTGTGGCGGCGCCATCACCTTCACCATCCCCACGGCGGCCTCAATCTCCGCAGCCGTCAGCAACCGCAGGCTCGGGTGATCACCGGCGCGATCGGGCGGAGAATCAGAGCCCATCAGATCAGGCTCAGGCTCAGCCGCCACAGCTGCAATCACAGGCGCGGCGCTGGCTTCGCTGCCTTGAGCCTGCTCTACCCCTGCAGGGTCGGCGGTTGATGCAGGATCTGCATAATGTTGTACTGGCTGCTCAGGCTCAGAAGCCTGTCCACCCATGGCCACAGGAATGCCAAGCAGGCCAGCCAACAGCAGCGACGGGCTGCACAGTGCTGAAGCATCAGCGCTGCTGCACTCCTCAGCACCAGCGCTGTGGCGCAGACACACTTCAATGGCTTGTGAGTCCTGGCGGATCAGGTAGCAGAACCCCAGCTCAAAGGCCGGCTGAGCGGCCGCCACGATCGTGGCTAAGTCCAGATTTTCAACGGGCCGGATGGCGGCCTGGAACTGCGCTAGCGAGGCATTGAAGGCGCACTCCGCGTCGAAATGCCTGCGGCTCAGCTCCATGGATATGAGCTGAGGTTGCTCTTGATCGATTTCAGATCGATCAGGCGAAGGGGTCATAGTTGGTACAGGCGGGACCATAGCCCGCGCGCTGACCTTAGCCGGTCAGTGAGGCAACCGCCCTAGTTATGCATTGGCATGGTCAGGCTCCCAACTACCC